AAATACAATAATGGATCCATTTGAAGCAATTTTTAAAAAAACGATTAATATAAAATTTAACAAAAAAGAATATAGTGATAGTGATTTGCCATCATTAAGTATAATTACTGATTATAGGTCAACGAAAAAAATGTTTAAATTACCGATTTTAAATTATACTTCGACAGATTATCCTAAAGATAAATTAGAATGGATAATAATCGATAATAAACAGGGTGAAGAATCTATAGAAAATATGTTACCACCAAAAGAAATAAGAGACACTTACAATATAAAATATTTTAATGTAGATAAAAAAATGACTATAGGAGCAAAGAAAAATTTAGCAGTAGAAAATGCATCAAATGATGTAATAATGTGTATGGAAGATGATTACTTTTTTTATGAGGATGGTATAAAAAAAATGATTATAGAATTATTGCGAAGCGAAAAAAAATGTATAGGATGTAGTGTTATTGGGGCTTTTCATATAACCCGATATATTTCATTAATATTATCTATGGATATGATGGACCATTATTATAATAGATTGCATACTGGAACATTATGTTTTTATAAAACATTTTGGGAAAATAATAAGTTTGATGATGTAGATTTCGGAGAAATAAAACCATTAATAGAACATAGACTTATTGATTTTAGTGAAATATCATGGGATGAAAAATGTGTTTCTTTGATTTATTCTAAAAATGAAATGTATAAGAAGGTGCCTGATAATCAAGAACCGAATGGTTGTCACTATAAATTTTCAAAGAAAGTATTTGAATTTGTTTGTTCATTGGATGAAGAAAATAAAAAAACAGAAGATGACACCCCTGAAAAAACGGGAGATGAAAATAACTTAAATTCAGTGGACAGTGATACAGAAATTATAAACAATACTAATATAAAGGAAATTTAGTTAAACATTTTGGACGATAATAATAATCTATTGAAGATTGTCTCCATGGACTATGAAATACTTTAGGTATTTTGGGTTCACATCGTAAATCTAAAGACATATTTCTTTTTAAGGGACTTAATTGTCCAAATGGAAAAAATTCTTTAGAATTTAAAAAAACATAAAATTTTTCACATAATATCAGTAATATCAAAACAATTAATATTCTATCTATCATATTATTTCAAAACATTATTTCAAAACATTATTTCAAAACATTATTTCAAAACATTATTTAAAACATTATTTATTATTTTATATTAATTTTATATTACTTTTATATTACTTTTATATTACTTTTATATTAATTTTATATTAATTTTATATTAAGTTAAATACATACTATAATTTTCTTCTTATATTTTATATATAATGGGAGCAATGACACAAATATCAAATTCGGGTGCCAGTGATATATATCTTACTGGACAGCCACAAATTACATTTTTTAAAATTGTTTTTAGAAGACATACAAATTTTGCAATTGAAACTAAAGAAATTCCATTAAAAACAACCGGTAGTCCAGTATCTAATTCTTCTCAAGTTTTTGAACTTTCAACAGGTGGAGGTAGTGGACATTTATTATCTAATGTATATTTGAAATTAGATAGCACTAATGCTGCTACAAAAGTATATGATTTAATACAAGAAGTATCTTTTAGTATAGGTGGGGGGGTTACAGATACTATAACAAATGACCATAATATAATTAGAATGGAATTAGAAACCCCCGATTCCAAAGTTAATGAATTAAGAAATAAGTTAACTCAATTATCTGGATATTATGATAATAATAGTTATAATAGTATTTATTATCCGGTACCATTTTTTTTTAGTAAAACGCCAGGTGTTGCTTTACCAATATTGGCATTATCTAATACTGATGTAAACTTTACTGTTAAATATGGTACTGCACCAAATACATGTCAATTATTTGGTGATTTTGTATTTTTATCAAACGAAGAACAAATTCGATTTGCACAAGTATCTCACGAATATTTAATTGAACAACATCAAGCATCAGCCCCCATTGATGCAAATCAACAAAAAATTCCAATAAACTTTGATCATGCTATAAAAGAACTATTTTGGGTTATGACACCTTCATCAAGTAGAAATGGAAATGGATGTAAATTTTTACCATTAAATAATGCTAATACTAACATAATTAGTAATAATTATATTCCAAAAGCAAATGACAACAGTTTGAAATTAACACTTTCAATAGATGGTTCAGAAAGATTTACCGCTCAAGATGCTAAATATTTTCAAACTGTTCAGTTAGAAAAACATCATACTCGAGTTCCTGGACCTAGTGTAAGAAAACAAAGAGACGCAACAATTACACATTTGGGTGGAGCAGCAATATGTGGAGAAACAACTCATGCTCATATTTTATTTCCAAAATTAGATAAACCTATAAGAGTAGTAAGTATGCAAGTTTTTACTCAAGAGCAATCGACTGGCAGTTGTACATTAACATTATATCATGGTTCAACATTTGTTTTTGGAAATGAAGATAATACTGAACAAATGCTTAGTGTTACTGTTTCAGAATCTTTTTCTGATACAACTATGAATGCTAATACTATAAATGTTACTGAGGCAGTTATAGATAAAGATTACTCGTCTATCATTCCTGCAGGAAATACTATTGGTGTTAAAGCAAGTACAACTTTAGCAACTTGGTCTGGTAAATTTACAATGACATACGAAGAATTACCAACACTCATAGCAGGTGATGGAAATAATGTATGTAATATATACGGTTACTCATTTTCATTAAAACCAGAAGAATTTCAACCAAGTGGAACTTTAAATATGAATAGAATAAGTAAAATGGAATTATTAGTTGATAATGTTAACTCCGGAACAAAACAATTTAGTCCAAGTTCTGATGCCAAAATAAAAGTTTTTGCAATTAACTATAGAATACTAAGAATATCTGGTGGCAATGCTACATATGGTTAACTTAAGATATATTTTTATCATTTTTTATCGTTTTTATCATTTTTAAAATAGTATAGATAATTTTTAGAAAAACTATTAAATAGTATAGATAATTTTTAGAAAAACTATTAAATAGTATAGATAATTTTTAGAAAATTATTAAATAATATAGATAATTAATTTAATTATTAATTTAATAATTAAATTAAATTCCCAAAATTTTTTTCTTTGTATATATTATAAAATGGGAGGTGGATTAATGCAATTAGTAGCTTATGGCGCTCAAGATATATATTTAACAGGTAATCCTCAGATTACTTTCTTCAAAGTTGTTTACAGAAGACACACTAATTTCTCTATGGAATGTGTTCAACAAACAATATCAGGTTCCAGCACTCTTGCTGCGGCGTCTACTGCTAATGGCACTGTTACAGTTTCAAGAAATGGTGATTTATTAAGTGGTGTTCATGTCAGATGTGACCAAGATGTATCTGATGGTATTAATGGAGATCAATTGATAACTGATGTTACAGTTGAAATTGGTGGACAACAAATCGATAAACATACTACAGAATTTATGAATGTAATGAATGAATTAAAAACCCCGGCTTCTAAAGCAGATGGTTTAAAATATATGACTGGTGGATTTACTAATAGTTTAGCGACTAATACTACTGGAGGACATTCACAACAATCTATTATTGTTCCACTTCAATTTTGGTTCTGTAATAATCCAGGTCTTGCATTACCTTTAATTGCCCTTCAATACCATGAAGTTAAAATGAAATTTACTTGGACTTCTGGTGCAGCGGGGGGCAATAAGGGGGTGAGGGTTTGCAGATTAGGCACTACTGCTGTTACTCCAACTGTTGAAGTATGGTGTGATTATGTTTATCTCGATACCGATGAACGTAGAAGATTTGCTCAAGTTTCACACGAATATCTTATTGAACAATTACAATACCAAACTGAAGGAACTCCTGCTCAAAAATACAAACTCAACTTTAATCATCCAGTTAAAGAATTAATATGGACTAATGCTACCGCTAATATTACTTCACAAAAAGCAAAATTAACACTTAATGGTCATGATAGACTTGCTGAGCAAGACAGAGAATATTATCAATTACTTCAACCAATGAGACATCACACCTCTGTTCCTGGTTACAATATTAAAGAAAGTGAAACACCAAAACTTATAAATCCCAGTTTGGCTTTTGCCGCGGCTTCAGGAATTTGTGGTGATATGGGAGCAACCACTCATAATGCTACTGAAACTGGAATTACTGCTGTTACTATTGGCACAGGCTCACTGACATATGCTACAGGTGAAATTGGAACAAATATTACATGGAATGTAGGTGATTTATTTACAATAGCAATTGAGGGAGCGGGATTAGCCGATCAAGCAACGCCTCATAATAATCAAGTTCATCAAGTTACTGCTCTGTCGGCCACAGCGGTCTCATTTCTTCCAGCATTAGCAGGAGTTACCCTGACCGACGGTGATGCCATAAGAATTACCAGAATTGCCAGTGCCCAAAACCCACAATCAAGATGCTCTCAATTAGCGAATGATGTCAATGTCTACTCTTTTGCCCTTAAACCAGAAGAACATCAACCATCTGGAACATGTAATTTCTCCAGAATTGATACTGCTTACTTGAATTTCAGTGCCGCAACCGTTGGAGCCGGGGTTGCAAATATTTATGCCATTAACTACAATGTTCTCAGAATTATGAGTGGTATGGGTGGTCTTGCTTACTCCAATTAAAGCAATTTTATTTATATTTTTATCTTTTTATATTTTTCTAATCAAAAAAACAATATAATAATTATATTATATTATTTTATATGCGTTATTTTGTATTTACATCAGATACATCCAACAAATTTTGGGAAATCGAATATAATCAAAAAACGGTTCCTTCAAAAGTTACTGTAAGATATGGAAAAGTTGGTTCTTCAGGAATTACGAAAGATTTTGATTACCCTGATAATGTTTTAGGACAAAAATTTATGGAAAAAAAAATTCAAGAAAAACTAAAAAAAGGTTATGTAGAAGTAACATCTACAAAAATTGCATCTAAAAAAGTTGATAAATCAGTAGTGTCTAAACGTATTAAATCAAAACGGCCCAATAATATTGTATATATGGTGTCGGATTACATGTATCCACAACAAAAAAATATACAAAAAACACCAAATGGATTTAAATATTTAGACCCAACATCTAAAATTGTATGTACCTTTAAAGGCACTGAACCAAGCCCTAAGGGTTTAGGATTATGTGCAAGATTTGTTAATGAAAATGAAGGCGCCTATGGAACAGATGGAAATGTATGGATTAAGAAGGGAGTTCGATGGGTGAAAAAATCTGATAGTCCAAGGGCACAACCCATGAATCCTTATCAAGATTATACTAAAAATTATTATGGACTTTATCCTGATGAATCTGGATACCCAAATAAAAAAGTACACGAAGACATTTATAAAACAATAGTAAATTGTAAAGGAAATGCACAAAAAGTGTTTGATATTTTAAAAAAACACCGCAAAGATGGTGCTGATGATACTTCGTCAAGAGAAGCGGTTGGCGCTCATTTTCAAAAATTATATAAAAAACGTTTAGATAATAATGTTGTAAAAGCATCAAAAAAATGCCCCCCAGGAAAAGTGTTTAATCCCAATACGGGCAAATGTATTAAAGATAAATATGGTTTTTTAGCATATTTAATGGCTCCAAATAATGACTCAACACCGACACCGATTTCCCCTGTTAATAAAAAAGTAGTTAAACCAACTAAAAAAAAAGTTAAATTAGTTGTTAAGAAATGTCCTCCAGGAAAAGTATTAAATCCGGATACAGGTAGATGTATTAACAAACCAAACAAGACTAAACCTGCTAAATCAACTAAAAAAAAGGTTAAATTAGTAATAAAAAAATGTCCAGTTGGAAAAGTATTAAATCCAGATACAGGTAGATGTATTAACAAACCAAACAAGACTGCTAAAAAATATAGCAACCCTGCTAATCCCGCCAAATCTGTTAAACCTGCTAAATCTGCTAATCTTGCTAAACCTGCTAAATCTGCTAAATCTGCTAAATCTGCTAATCTTGCTAATCTTGCTAAACTAACTAAAAAAAAGGTTAAATTAGTAATAAAACCAAAAACTAAAAAGGTTTTATGGGATGTAAAAACAGATGGAATTATGTTGGCACATACTTATAAAGACCCTAAAACAGGAAAAATTAAAAATCCACCTAAAGGGTTTCCAAAAGCACCTGAAGGATGGTTTATGTCGGAAAAATTTGATGGATATAGAGCAATTTGGGATGGCCAAAATTTTAGATCGCGCACAGGAAATATTTTTGTTGCACCAGAGTCTTTTAAAAAATGGTTACCTAATAATGTAGTTTTAGATGGCGAATTATTTATGGGACGCGAATGTTTTGAAAAATGTGGTATATTTAGACGTAAAATACCGGATGAATCTGAATGGAAAAAAAATAATGTTCAATATAGAATTTTTGATGTTCCGAATATTAAAGCGCCTTTTGAAAAACGTATGGATGAATTAGGTAAAATAGTAAAAGCCCAATGTAAACTAAATTCTGGTAAATGTCCATTAGTATTGACCCAACAAATTAAAGTAAAATCAGAGAATCATCTTTACAAAACATTTGATACATTAACAAAAAAAGGAGCCGAGGGAGTTATGATAAGAGCACCGGGTAGTCCGTATGTTCCTAAACGTTCATCTCATTTACTTAAAGTAAAACAGTTGTTTGATGATGAATGTATAGTTGTAGGTTATAAAATGGGAACAGGTAAATACAATAATATGTTAGGTGCTTTCAATTGCGAACTGAAAAAAAATAGAAAAATTAAATTTGATATATCTGGTATGGACGATAGTGTTAGAATGAATTATAAAAAAACGCACCCGATAGGTACCGAAGTTACATTTACATATATGGGATTATCAAGTAAAAATATTCCAAGACATCCCAATTATTTAAGAAAACGTAAATAGATTTTTATTATTTATATTTTTTTATTATTATATTTTTTTATTATTTATATTTTTTTATTATTTATATTTTTTTATTATTTATATTTTTTTATTATTATTATGTATGTATCGTTCTATGCGCCAGCATCTTACAACAAAATTCAAAAAAAAAAGTAGAGTTTCTAAAAAAAAGAAACAATCAAATGTATTATCAAAGAATAATACACATAAACGTTCATTTTTTAGAAAATATTGTTTAAAGGGAAAAGTTATAATACCCAGTAATATAACAAAAATAAATAATAATGCGTTTAAAGATTGTTTAAAACTTACAGAAATTATTATACCTAAAACTGTATTGCATATAGGAAATAATGCTTTTGATGGTTGTTTTAAATTAACAACAGTAACTATGTATGAATCTATTAAATTTATAGGTTCTAAAGCATTTCATAATTGTGTCTCGCTAAAAAATATTGTTATAAAAAAAATAAATTCAGATAATTATTGTACACTTATTGATTATAGAATAAATAATATATGTTATTCTAAAACAAATAAATTTGGAATAAAGCCCCCCGTGTGCAATGACCAAATTATGGATATTATTTGGGATAAGTGTTCAAAGGAGGAGGACGCGAATAGAAATCAATGTAAATGTGTAGATAATGTTAAGGCGAGTGGTTATGACACAAATTGTACTCCACCCGATAAAAAACAAACGCTTGATTATTTTTACGCTGAAATATGTTCATATACCAGTATTATGGATAATGCTTTTAGTGGGTGTTTAAATTTAGACCTAATTACTATAGAAAGTATTGATACCTTTAGAATTGATGGCGATGAGAATAAATTTAAATTATTATTTTCGGATTCACCATCATTAAAAATAAAACTACCAATTTCAATAATAGATATATCAACTAATATTAAAGAAAAATTTATTAAACGTGAAAGGGAATATTTTATTTTTGAATTGCTTGGACACCAATATAATAATCAAGATATTAAAGAAAAAAAAAAGTTTTCATTGATAACTTTAGGAAGTGGTGCTCCAAAAGATAGGTGGGGACGGGTACTTTTTCCGGGCCGTTGGAATGAAAAGAAATTAGAATATTTTAACAAAATTATTACTAATAGTTTATTAACGAACCCTTCAAGAGAATTCAAACCTTTTTATCCTTTTCAAATTGTAAAAGATAAAAGTAATGTTAAAAAAGTTGACATAAAATACAATAATTATATAAGAAATAAAGTAATGGAATTACATAAAATGTTATAGTTATTATTATTATTATTATTATTATTATTATTATTTAGTATAATTTATCATTGGTCCTGAATAATTGAGCAACGATTCAGATTCAATAATGTACATTTCATTCATATTATTTTTTTTTGAATTTCGTCTATAATATTTTATAAACATGCATAATGCTATAAATAAAACTAACACACTGAATACCAATATTATTTCAATAAACCAATAGATTTCTATATAATTATTTTTGTATTCACATTCATAAAGTATATTAGTATAATTATTGGAAATATCTGGGTAACATGTATCTTCTGTCATATTATAATTCATTTGTATAAATGTATCACAACACGAAAATTCTGAATAATCATCATCATTATAATCTATATTTTTACATGAAAAATCAATTTTGTCTTTAGCATATAGTGTATTTTCACTACATGTATGATTAATAAAATAAAGTATGTTTAAAATCATAGTTAATAAAAAAATATTATATGTATTAATTCAAATTTTAATTTAAAAATATTTATATTTAAGTGTATTTATAATTGGAACATTTTTGTTTAGTTTATCAAGCAAATTTTTGTTGTTAATGTAATTGTTAATGTAATTGTTAATGTTAATGTTATACTTTATATTATAATTCTTAGATAATGTGGAATTCTCCATAATTAATACAATTAATAATCATAAACATAACTCAAATTTATTTTTTTTTAGGTCTTTTTTTTGTAGTTCCTTTTCCTTTTCTTTTACGTTGTTTTCCATCGGCGGTCGGGTTTCTTATCCTGCGGCTAAGTTTCGATTTTAACTTTCGCATAAGTACTGTATCCACACCTATTTTTGCTTGCTTACATGCTTGTTCGAAAAGCCTGGTAGAACCCAATTTTTTTGTTGATTCGCATATATGTTTTATTTTTTTAATGTTTTTCATATATGGCCCGAATCCGTAGCTCTCTCCGTAGAGTTCTGGTTTGTTAGCTGGTATCAGCAACATTCTCAACATTTTATCCCGCTTTTGCTTAAGCCATTCTCGGTTAGCTTCGGCTTCCTTAATCATCATGTCTTCGGGACTTTCGGAAATGGGTGGTAAAGAGGGCTTAAACTCTTGGCTTAACTTATTTTGTTTAGGCGATGATATCTTCATCATATGTACTTGTTCGACGAGGGCATCAATGGCGCTGTCAGTAGGTATTCTGGAGACTTTTTTTGATGAGTCGGTTCCTCGGCTTCCATAGTGAATTCCTGAACTTTGTGAACTTTCTGATATAGCACGTGTCCTAGTACTAAACTTCCCCGCTGGTGCTTGGCGACTTGCTTTACTTTTTCTACTAAGTCTTGAAGGCACAAATTTACGTGCCACACCCTTAGATGAACGACTGGGTCGTGGCGCAGCAGGTGCAGCGCGACGGGAACGCGGGGCAGCAGCCTTAGATGCAGCGACCTGTTGCGCCATTCTCCCTCTGGCCCATTCACTCTGAGAATCGACTAAATGTTTGGCGTAGTTTTCCCCCTC